ACCGGCACGTCGAGTTCCTTTGCCAGCACTTTGGCCGCCCGGCTCATCTCGGCTACTTCCCGCTCGCGGTTGTTGCGCTTGTCAGAATCGGGGGCCGTCAGCTGCAAATAGTCGATAACGACCATACCGCACCGCCCCTGCCGTTGCAACACCCGGCACTGCGCCCGAATAGCGGGCATCGAAATAGAGGGGGTATCGATTATCGTCACGGGCAACTCGCCCAACCGGGCCGCTCCCGGTTCTATGCGCTTCCAATCCTCGGTACTTACCGCACCAGACCGGAACGCCCTCGCATCCACACCCGAAGCACCAACCAGCATACGGCCGCCGAGCTGCGTCGCGGGCATCTCCAGCGAAAAGATACATACCGGAACACCGGCCCCGGCTGCAGCTTGTGCGAAATGAAGCGCAACGGCCGTTTTACCCATCGCCGGACGTGCGGCAAGGATAACCAGCTGACCGCCCCGCCAACCGCCCGTAATACGATCCATACAGGGCAAACCGGTAGATATTCCTACGCATTCGCCCCGCTGGTGGGCCTGCTGGCGGCGTTCCAGGGCGGTCAGCGTATCCTGCATCACATCGCCGATACTTCGGGCCGAAGCGATCCGGGCGACATCGCCGGTAATCCGTTCAAGGCTTGATATTACCCGCATTACACCCTCCGGGCCTTCCTGTATTGTGGCTATTCCCTCCATTAGCGTAAAAATTCCTCGGCGCTGGATATCCTTATCCACCAATATCCGGGCGTGGTTCAGTATCCCGACACCCGATCCGACGGCCTGCGTAAGGACGGCAAGATACTGACGGGAAATATCCGTCCCTTTCAACTCCTCGAAAACCTGGTAAAGGTCTGGAAATATTCCCCGGTCATCGAGTTTGCAAATAGCATCGTAAATCCTCGCATTTTGGGGATCATAAAATGCCGTTGAAGTAAGAATACCCCGCACATCGGCGACGGATTCCGGGAAAACCATTAGCGCACCCAATACAGCCCGTTCGAGGTCGGGCGATTCCGGGATCTTCAAGGCGTCCGCCGGATAGTTACAGGTCTTTGTATATTCGTTTTTTTTCATTTTGCTGTGTGGGTTTATGGTTATTAAATTCGGATTTGCGACGCATCCAAATTCGGGCGGCAGCTTGCCAATCTTTCATCTGGGATTTACCGGACACTTTCCAGCCGTTAGCCGTGAAATGATCGTAAAAACATTCCGCATCGTTCTTTGTCCCTTCGATCGTCGAAAAATAGTTTGTAACTTCTTCGAGCGGGGGAGCAACAAACGCCGTGCGTTTGCTTGCGACTTTGTGCGGCTTGTCCGCACTTTCTTTACTCTCGTTAGAGAGTTTCTTATCTATATCCTTATCCTTATCATTATCATTATCATTATCGGCATCCACCGCATTCGAGCGCATACGATTGCATCCGTTTGTATGCGACCGCATACGCTCGTTTTTCCAACGTTTGTTCGCATTTTCGGAATTTTTATTGCATACATCCGCATATTTGGCCCTGTCGCGGTCTATTTGAGCCCGCATAAGTCCGAACATAGAGTACAAAACATCTCTATCGGTCGGCTCTTCGCCGTATAGTACGTATCGTTTTACCGCATCGTCGATTTTAAGCCGCAAATCCGCCGGAAACGACAATAGCTGCTCCGCCCAATCTGTGTAATACAAAAAATTAGGCTTTTCTTTCTGTTGCGTATTTGTCATTATTGCATCCCTCCTTTCCGAATAAAATACCGTTTGAATCGGCCCCCGTGCACGCCCTCGCACCATTCGTCGGCGATCGGTACGCCCTTATGACGCAAATCGCGGATTACGCTGCGGGGATCGGACATCCTCAACGAAATAGTAATATCGGCCGCCGAACGGGGAATACCGTCCGAAAGCAAGTTATAAATCCTTTGCTGGTGATAGGAAAATACAGAGGTAAACCTTACATTTGTAGTGTCATTAGCCCCTATGGTATTAGTTTTTGCCCCTGCGTGCTCGCTTCGAGTGCCGGGGGCGTTTTGATTCTGTACCATACCCGATAAGATTATTTACGGTTAGCACTTTCTGCAATACGTTGAGCGGCTTCCGCATCCCGGTTCCGGGGCCTGTTTATCTGCTGCGCCGCCCATTCACGCAGCTCCTTCCGGGAGAACACCAAACGACGGGGGCCGAATTTAGCATAGGGAATTTCGTGTCTATGGGTAAGAATATACAAACTGCGCATAGTCGTCCGATAACCCAGCGAAGCCAGGAATGGCAGAGTTTCTTCGGCGGTCATCGCATCGGGCAACTCCGAAGCATCCGCGATACTCTCTGTGGCTTTCTCGCGTCTTTTGTAATCCTGCATTGCGGCAAATACTGCATCCGAAATCAAGTCTTTCAGGGTCTCCTGTTCAACTACTACTAAATTGTTTCCCATAATATTTATTAGTTAAATTTCTTTCCTTTGTTTGCCGCAAAAATCGCTTTACCTCGGGAATATTCAAAGGAAAATTTCACTTTTTTAACATTATTTCCCGCAAGTCGTTACAAATTATCAATTTGCTGTGTAAAAGTATTTTACATTACAAAAAATAAATAAAAAAAATAAACGGAGAATATTTTTTAATCTCCGTTTACAAAATCGTAAGGCAAATAATTGAATCCGCGGAAAATACGGCTGTTTACAGGCGGTTATTTCCAGCCGTCAGGAATCAAAATAGCCGCGTTTTTCTCCCTTTCTTCCCGTTCGAAGCTGGCCAAATAGTTTTCCGTCGTTTTCAGATCTTGGTGGCCGAGGCTTTCCGATATATAGGCGATATTCGCCCCGGCACGCTTCAACACCGTAGCGAACGAATGACGCGCCGTATAGGTCGATATGTTCCCTATTCCGAGCTGCTCCCCTACTTCCTGCATCCGCTTGTTGATCGCACGGGTCAAATACATCGTTTTCAACTTCTGGTGCATCGCGTCCTCCGTCCCGTCGAGAACCGGAAATATAAAGTTATTACGCCCCGGGGGATTGCCCCAGCGGTCGATAATAGCCTGCATTTGGGGAACGACCACTACCCGGATTTCCTTGCGGGTCTTGGTCGTGTGCTCGGTCTTTTGACGCACGAAACAGATTTCACCGTCCACAATATCACGGTACCGCAATTTCACGAAATCGGCGACGTTGATCCCGTTACACAAGTAGAGGAACAGCCAATAATCCCGGTATTTGGCCGTCGCTTCGCTCCCGTCCTCATAGCGGGCGATCCGCCCGATCTGCTCCAGCGTCAGAGCCAGCTTGCGCCCCTCGCCCTCCTGTATTTCATACCGGCCCCGCCCGAACGGGTATTGCGTTTCCTTGACGATACCCAGACGTCGGGCATCGTTCATTATCGCCCGCAGGTGGCGCAAGTGTATCGATATGGTTGTTTGCACCTTCCCCTCTTTGGTCAGAAAATCCGCATATCGTTTCAGCCACGATACGGTAACGGCGTCAAACTGTATGCGCTCCCCGGCAAACCGCTCCAGCCCTTTCAGCACATTGTCATAAACGAGCATACTGCCAACGCGCCCGGCCTTTTCCAGCTCGGCGATTTTGGCCCGGAACATCGCGTTTACCGTATTGGACGCTGCCCCCTTCAGTCGATCGTTGAGGGCATCCAGCGAAAACCCGCCGTTACCCGCTAAATTCTCAACGGCCGCTCGCACTATCTGGTAGCTGCTCTCTATGTCTTTCCGGACCGCTACAAGGGCACGCGCCTTTGTCGCTCCAAGCATCTCCCACTCTTCCGGGGTCAGGTCTTTGCCCGTAGGATAGTAGCGGCGATCCCGGCGGTAGGTTACGCGAATTTTTACTGGGTATTTCTCGTTTGGTTTCGTACGGCGGGTGTCAAGCATCGCGGCCACCGTTATTCCATCTTTTGAGTAGTTCATTTTTGGTTATAGATTTTGGATTTGCACACACATTTGCACACACAATTTGCACACAAATATACGCATTTAATCAAACCAAACAAAAACAGAGTAAAACAAAATAGCTATATTTGCCACTGAAATACAGCTATTTATAAAACAAACAAGAAATTACCAAAAAATAGCAAAAACCCCGAAATTACGCCTACGGATCAGAAGGTTACAGGTTTGAGTCCTGTCGGCGTCACAAAATAATGCAGCGACCTGTTTTTCGACAGGTCGCTTTTTGTTTTCGGCTGCACGACCATAGCGCAGTTGCCGATTCTCTCTTTCTCCGCCTTGTACTCCCGCCGACTTACACCCGGGAAAATTTCCGTCCTCCCATAAAATCCATACGGAATCCGTCCGTACCGACGCCCGATCATAGCAACAACTTTGAGATTCCCGTCAGCGAAAAGCACCTGAAAACGAATCGCCAAAACATCCAAATTCTTCCCAAAAGAAGCACGAAGCCCCTCTCCAACGGCAACTCGACAATGTGCCCCCTCACCCTTCCTGCCATTTATTTTATGCAATCCAAGGTACTTACTCAACAAGCACAATGCGATTCCGGGTTCAATCGATCTAAATACACAATCCCGAAAAAAATCGAACTCGCCTTCTTTTCGAATTTATAAAATTTTACGAATAGACCACAGATTTTACAATTCAAATATTAAAATAAACCCATAGCGAAAAAGTAAATTTGGGCAAAGCGTAGCGAATTAGCTGATAGAGCGTTCGTTACGCTTTGTTTTTCTATTGCATAGAGCCAACGAAATACCACCTCG